GGATATGTATTTAGACAAAATCAAATTATTCGTATGGACTATGTAGGTGGAGCAACAGTATTTAGATTGTCAGTTATATCTCCTAATAGAGGTGCTGTTTATGGTAGAACAGTTTGTCAGGACAATCGTAGAGTTTTCTTTTATGCTGATGATGGTTTCTTTGAAATTAATGGAGATCAAGTTACAGCAATAGGTGCAGAAAAAGTAAATAGATTTTTTGATGTAGATTTAAACAAAGCTTTCTCTGATAGAATATGTGCTGCTGTTGATCCTTTTAATCAACTTGCTATGTGGTTATATCCATCTTCACAAGATACAGCAAATACAACTGGTATTTGTGATAAAATTATTATTTATAATTACGCAACTCAAAAATGGTCAACGGCTGATGCTAGTGCAAGTACAATATTTTCACAGTTTGTAGGTGCATTTACAGTAGAAACTATGGATTTATTATCTGAAAACTTAGATCAAATAAATATTGCTTTAGATACTGCTTTTTGGAATGGTGGTCAAAAACTATTAGGTGCAATAGATAACAATTTCAAAGCTTCTATCTTTTCAGGAACTCAGAATCAAGGAACTATAGAAACAAGACAATTAGAGTTGTTTCCAGGACATAGAAGTAGTATAACAAACATCAGACCTATTGTTGATGCGGAAGCTACTGTAACTATAAAAAGTAAAGAAAAATTAGCTGATTCAGATACAGAGTCAACTACATCTACTATGGTTACAAGCGGAGATAATCCTGTAAGGCAATCTGGTAGATATTTTAAAATTAAAGTTGTTACACCAAGTGGTGTTGCTTGGACTCATGCACAAGGTGTAGATTTAATAGCTTCAAGAATAGGTTTGAGATGACAGATAAAACTGATATTGATAATGTTAGATATAGTTTTGAAACACAAGAGTTTTTTCAAAGACAAATTGAAGAAGCAATTAATACATTAATAAATGAGAAGAATACAGAAAACAACAAAGCATATTCTTGGTTTTTGGGAGATTAGATGACAAGTAACATAAAAGATTATTCAACTACACAAGCCAGTAACACTTCACTTAATTCCATAAATGTTGGTGAGGGTATGCTACCTTCAAATCTTAACAATGCTTTAAGAGCATTAATGAAAAATACAAGAGATTGGTTTAATGATGCACAGTGGATTGAATATGGTGATGGAGACGGAAGTTATACAGCAGCTTATGCAAGTGCAACTTCTTTTACAATAAATGGTTCAGATGTAACTTCAATTTATCATGCAGGTAGAAGAATAAAATTAACTGCATCATCACCTGGTACTATTTTTGGAACAATATCTAGTTCATCATTTTCTTCTAATACAACTGTAAACGTAACTTGGGATAGTGGTTCATTATCTAACGAAGCTATAACAAATGTTTATATTGGTGCGTTATCAAAAACAAATAACTCAATACCTACAGATATTTTAGGTGCAGAAAATTTAAAAAGTAATTCTATTACTACAGCTAAAATAGCAGATGATGCTATTACAAATGCAAAAATTGCAGACAATGCAGTACAAGCATCACAAATAAATGCTAATGCAGTTACTGAAGCTAAAATAAATGCTTCTGCTGTAACTACAACTAAGATTGCTGACACAGCAATAACAACTGCTAAAATTACAGATGCAAATGTAACAGCAGCAAAACTTGCAAGTGATTCAGTAACTACAGCTAAGATAGCAGATGATGCAGTAACGATTGGTAAAATAGCAGATGCGGCTATTGTAATTAATTCAGAACAATCAGGACATACACCTGATGATAATACTTTTTATACAACATCAGCAGCTAACAGTAGATTTATAAATGCTGATACATCTGAACTTATTAATTCAGGTCAATCTTGGTCTAGTAATGACAGCTTTATTGCTACAACAGCAGCGATAGATGCAAGAGTTATAGATTTAGTAGATGATGTTGGTGGTTTTGTTCCTATAGCAAATGAAACAAGTTTTCCAAACACTAACCCAGATGTAAATAATGGTGTGGGTACAATCGTAAGTGTTCAAGCATTATCACAAACTTTTACAGCAAGTGGATCAGGTGTTGTATCAATACCTAATGGTACAGTCGGTAATTCAACAGTAACTTTAAATGGTTGTGGAGCTAATGCTTCTTTACCATCTGGATTTGGTATTCTAGTAGAATCAACAACGACACAACATACTTATAATTTTCATAGATTAGTTCCTAAAGCTACAGAAGTTACAACAGTAGCATCTAAATCAACTGAGATAGGAAGATTAGGAACAGCAGATGCAGTATCAGACATGAATACATTAGGAACTACACAAACAGTTTCTGATATGAATACACTAGCAGCTATTAGTGGATTAAATACTTTAGCATCTAATTCAGCTAATGTTACAACTGTTGCTACAAACATAACAGGAGTAAATAGTTTTGCAGAAAGATATAGAGTTGCTTCTTCTGCTCCATCATCAAGTTTAGATGTTGGTGATCTTTATTTTGACACAACAGCTAATGAATTAAAAGTTTACAAATCATCAGGATGGGCAGCAGCAGGTTCAACTGTTAATGGAACTTCAGCTAGATTTAAATACACAGCTTCAGCTAATCAAACTACATTTACAGGATCAGATGATAATGGAAATACATTAGCTTATGATGCAGGTTTTATTGACTGTTATTTAAATGGAGTAAAATTGGTCAATGGTACTGACGTAACTATTACATCAGGTACATCAGTAGTTCTAGCATCAGGTGCAACTGCTGGTGATATTCTTGATCTTGTTGGTTTTGGTACATTTAATGTTGCAGCGATTGCGGCATCATCAATTACATCAGGCACATTAGCTGATGCAAGATTG